CAGGTGCTGCTGGTGTCATTCCAGGAGCATTTGCTGGCTGTCTAGCAGCAGTGCCCTCTGGTGCCTGTTCATTAGGGTCAATCTGTAGGTATTCAAGAATTTCTCGGCGACGGCGCTTGAGTGCTTCTGTAAGTTTGTTTCTATCAGCATCATTAGTGATGATTGCGCCCACCAAAGCATCAATCTTGTCGTCTGTCAAAGGAAGAATAGTTCTTCTAGCAATGTCAATAACAGATTGCTTCGTGAGACCTCTGGTAATCTTACCCGGAGTATTAGCATCGTTAACTACTCCAGTAGTCATGAAGTCGCCCAACGCGCTAGTTAGGACCGTTCTTCCGTTTCTGTTGATACCAGAGTTAGGACCGTGCTCAGCGACACCAATCGCCTCAAATATTCCGCCACTACCAGCATCACAGCGGACTCCACGAATTACACCATTGGCATCTCTAACGGCAAAGGCGTTGCCACCATTAGCAGCCAAATCCCACTGATGCATCAAGTGGTCTAGGACAATACCTTCGTGTAAGTCAGCAACTGCTTGAGCGTATGCTGGGTCTCTAAACTTGTCACCCATGATTGACAGGTCCCATTTTTTATTAACAATTGGACCAACAAATGGGTCAGCAAGAACAACCTCGCCTCTGTCATCGACACCAAGTAGTCCCTCGGTTGCTTGGACTCCCGCTACTCTGTAGAGGGCGTGGTTTAGAGACTCTTGTCTAGACTTTCTTTCAGAGTTGATGATTGCGTTTGCGCCACCATTTTCTCCACCCTCGCGCTTCATCTTGAATACACGACCATCTGGAAGCGTAATCTTTAGAGCACCTGAAGCGCCACCGCCAATATAAAGCGGACTTCTTCTTCGGTCATGGTTATTTCCAGCAGCGACTTGACGAATCATGTCCCAGTCGGCAGACGATAGGTCTGTAGGATTGGCTCGGTCTGCGACAAATCCAGCAAACACATCTTCACCAAAGAAGTTGGTAGGTTGAGGGGCGTTAGCATCGACTGGTGCTGGAGCATTTTCCTGAGCAGCAGGTGCGTTTACAAGACGAACATCGCCAAACAATTTTTTGTCATCTTGTAGAGGATGTAGACCCTTTAGTTGAGCCTCTAGGTTGGCAAAAGCCTCTTCCTTGTTAAGCCCACCAAAAGCGCCAGCATTATTGAAAGTTAATCCAACAGTGGCCGAGAAGTTAGACGATTTGCGTTTTGGTGACACTGCCCATCTGGTTAGACCCACTCTGTCTACGGTTACTTGGTAGTAGACATCTGCATCGTCGGTGCTTCCGGGCTTTCTAATAGTTACAGTCGCGTATGTGTACACATTGTCTGCGTCTGGCACTCCTCTACGCCAAGCAGGGTGAGAGCCTTTCTTTACAGAAGTAACTATTTCAGCCTTGATTCCACCGACAAGGGTGATTTGGGATACTGTCTGAATGGCTTGGTTATCTTGAGTTACTACCTGCTCGCCGATTGCGTTGTCTGGCGCTGCGTCTCTAGTCACAGCAAGTCTGTAGTCATCGCCACTACGCCACCCATCGATGGTGGCTCCTAGGTTGCCAGTGTCTTGTGCGTACAGGCTCTTAGCAACGGTTCTACCCTGCTCAACGCTTGCTACCGTAAAGGCTGCTCTAGTGCCCCTTGACCCGTTGTAGATAACATCGAAAGTACCGTTATCGTTATTGATAATGCTGTAAATGTTGGTATCTACTTGATTACCATCATTATCCAATGTGTGTCTATTGAAAGACTCGATGGTGCTTAAAGGAGCAGCCTGTTCATTTAGTCTTACAGTGTAGACCTCGTTGGCAGATATGGCTGTCAAGTCTTCAGGGGCGACAATTCCCGCAAGTCTGCGAGTACCGCCATTATTAAATACTTCAACGCTACCTAGACCGCCGTCTCGCTGAATAGTAATGCCACCAAACTCCACTGGGTCTGGGTTAACATCGTCAATTTTGCTAACTTTGGCAAAGTCCCTAGAAACTGTTGGGGCTTGGGCATCTCTACCGAGTCTGTATGTTCCAGAAGCCAAGTTCATATCATTTCTAATGAACTCGGAAACATCGTGGTAAGCGTTCTTCCAATTGTCGTAAACGGCATTAGGAGTGCCAGAAAACTCTTCAGTTCTATTAGCATCTCTAGACGAAACCCAAACTTCAAACTTGCCATCGGCATTGCGGACAATCTTAGCAATTCTGGCTAGCGGGGTTGGGTCAGTAGAACTGGTTGCCAAATTTAGGTCATACGAGACCAATTCTCCAACACCTAGTGGACCAGCACCACCGTTAGTAATCTTGTTTTGAACTTCGTGTAGGTGTGGCTTCGATGGTTCAGCATTTACTCCCTCACCAAAAGCATGGAAGGTAGTTCTTGTTCTAACCGCTTGACCGTTATATGGTTGACCGTCAGTTGCCACTTCGTCAAGTCTATTTAGTGCGGTAGGTGCTTCTTTTAGACCTACCTCATCTTTAAGAATTGAATTGATATCAACGCCTTGGTGTTGAAGCGCGTCTCTAATAGCGCTAACGCTGACATCTAGGGTGCTCTGATTGGCAAACTCTAGTTTTACATATTCATTTCTTTTATCTAAAGCATCAATAAGAGCGTTTTTTAGACCAGTAGGGGAGAAGTTTCTCGCAATGATTTTAGGATTGTCGGTGACACCGTCAATATAAAATTTTCTAATTGGAACTTGAGGTAAGTAAGGTGATGAAGAAATTACCTGAGGAGTTCTACCTGTTGGACCTGGAGCATAGAATCCAACAGGATTCACAGGCTGTAGGTTTAGAGACGGATTTCCGTCTGGGTTTTCCTCGCCACGCTTGATTAGGTCAGACTTTAGGACACCGTTCTCAAATTCTCCGCCAATAGCATCAAAAGCAATAGGTGCTTTCAGTTCACCGACTTCTCTTCTGAGTTCGCTAATTGCATCGTTTAGGTTTCCGAGGTCTGCTCTAGCAGCATCAATTGCGTCAGTGTTTGCACTGTTGCCATTAATCTCGTCGTAAATACCGCCGAGCATACGCTCAGCATCGACACCGTGGTTTTCTAGAGCCTTGTAAATAGCATTCGGGTTCACATCGAACGCTTCGTTTCCATTATTGTCGGCAGGAACGCTGGCAATTCTTCCACCCTTAGTGGTGAGGCTGTCGCGTAGGATTCCAAATAGTTCTTCTGGAGTGAATCTTGCTTGAAGTTCAGCGGGGTTGTCGGTGTACGACGCTGGCTCTCCACCAGGTCTAGCACCGTGGTTGAAAGGTAGGTCGTTGAAGACTCTAGTTACGCCGTCTGGCACTTGCCAAGCAGTGAACTTAAAGTTTCCAGCAAAAGGTTGCTCCAATGTGCGAACCATTCCTGGTGTAACTAATCTAGGTCGTCTGTAGTTGTTGTTAGCGTCTACCCAGTTGTGGGCAACAATTGCCTCTCTAAGACCCTTAATCGCTCTAACATCGGGGGCTGGGCTAGTCATCGCGAATAGACTATGGACTGCTGGAAGCCCGTCTTCAATTTTCTGAAGGAAGGCAACTGTCTCGTCTTTGGACATACCGTCTGCGTAAACCGTAGCAAGCAGGTTGTACTGGATGTCGTGAGCATCGGTAGGGTGGGTTGGGTTTTCAAAATAAGGTCTAAAGATTTCTGGAATCTGAGGAAGGTAGGTCTGCTTCTCCTCTGGGGATAGCGCTCGATACTTCCGAAGACCAGCGTCTAGATAACTGTCTACAGTGGTGTTGTAGTTGTTTAGTACCGAATAGTTGCTACCAGCGCCAGTGGTATTTTCAATACAAAGGCGTCTTAGCCAGCCCCTACCACCACTATTGTTTCCAAAACCGCCAGGGCCTTGGTCATCTAGCGCGGCACCGGGGGTGGCAGGAATGTACTCGCCGTCAATCTTGCCCATAGATTTAAGTACTTTGAAGATTTCACCATTTGGAGCGTTCTGGTGAATAGCCTTATCAGCCTGAGTTCTGTCATTTTGACGCATATCCTTAGATACCGTCTTGCTATAGAAGTTACCTGGAGCATATAAGCCACTACTGTGGCGAATCTCGCTACCGTAAACGGTCTGAACCCACCTAGTCAGAATGATTGCACCAGTCATAAGACCCAAAGCCTTGGTGGTCTTGTCTTCTTCTTGGAAAGCGGTGCCGACTACGGCCACGCCGGGGATAAAGATTCCCTCTGTGTTTATAGTTCCAGTCTGTGCGCCAGAAAAACCTAGGTTACCAGCCTTTTTGCCGATACTTCCATCTTTGTTTAGCCAGTACGAAGTTACTGAAGTGGTTCTCCATTCGTAGACAAAAGGGGCACCATTTCTAGCAATAGTAATTGCGCGGAACGATTCAATTTTTCTTCTGCCAAAGTTATCGATAGAAGTCACCATAGTGTTTGGGATAATTCTAAGATTTTTTAGTTTTTCAGCAGGGTTACTACTGCTAGTTGCTAGGTCAGTGTCAAACTTGTAATCTCTATCATTAGCAAGATTGTCGTAAATTTTGTTTAGCATTTGAGTCACACGCTTGGCAACCTCAAACTTAAACATAAACTCTTCTGGCTTATTGTCTAGGGCAGCCTCTTGAAGCGCTCTGAAAAGTTCGTCTCTATAGCCAATTAGGTTCTTGACAACTTTTTTAGAGCCAGGAAATGGGGACTGACGGTGCTTAGGGTTCGGGTTTGGAGTGTCTTCTGTTAGTTTGTCTCTGTACAGAGCAAGAATTTCGTCACCCTTGTTGGCAAGGTTTCTCTTTATCCAGCCCTCTAGTGGAGTATTGTCTGGACCCACAGCGTTACGCATAGCGAGCACATCGCTCTCTCTAGGAGACGGTGCTGGAATCTGGTCTTCTAGGGACCTAGTAGGGGCAGGAGCAGGAGCAGGAGCATCTGGTCTAGCCTGAGCAACATTCTTTCCGCCAATCATTTGGCGAGTGATGCCGACATGGTCGTTGTATTCGTTTACGAACTTCAGCGCATCTTCGTGGTCCATGTCTAGAACCATCACCTTTAGGTTGATTGGCTCACCGCTTTGCATTTCAGCAAGTAGAGCAGATGACCATCTGTGGTGTCCATCTAGAACATAACCATCTCTAGTAACAAATAGGTACTGGTCATCCATACCAAACTTCTTGCGAAGTGCAGGGTCTAGCCAAGATGCCTTAATCTTTCCAACATCTCCCATGTCCATTTCTGCTTGGATAGGGTGTAGGTCTTGAGGTCTAGACATTGCTTCGTTGTAGTTGATACCAAGAGCATCGCAGTAAGCCAAGAAATCTGATTGGTCCGCTGCGTCAAGTTGTGGCATATTGATACGCTCAGCACCGAGGTTGTCGTTGGTGAAGGCATCCTGACCATTGATACGCATATTGGTTAGGTCAACACCAAGGTTGCGGAAGTTGCGGTGAAGTTCTTTTAGTGATTCTGGAGATAGACCAACGCCCTCTTCAACATTGTTATCTAAGTAAGCCTTTAGAGCGTCAATTTTTTCTTCGCTCATTAGGGCTAGGTTGATGGCACGCTTTAGTCTGTTTTCTTGTGCTGGCGGAAGAGATGCCAAAATATTGGCAATTTCTCTAAATCTAGGGTCAGTCGGGTTTGACTGGAATAGAGGGTTCTCGTCTCTACCAAGGAAAGGCAAATCATTCATGGCAACATCAACGGCTGCCAGTGCTAGTTCTGGTGATACTTCAACAAACCCGCCGTTATATAGTGCTTCGTATACTTCTTCAGGAGTGGTGAGGTTTTTTTCGACTTCTCCAGGCTTTACTTGGTTGGCATTCCAAAAACCTTCGTCTGAGTCTTCGACAGGCTTGAACTCACCCTGTGGTACTGGGTTTGCTTCTGGCTTGAACTCTGGCTTAAACTCCACAAGACGACCATTGCCATCAAGAACTCGGTTATTCTCTAAGTCCCTAATACGACGGTTTTCTGGGGTCTTGTCTGCATCAGTAAGTTTGTTTGCTGGAATACGCTTGCCGTTAGCATCTGCGTACCACTCACGACGGTTGCGCTCCTTTTCGTCTAACTTAGACAAGTCTGGAATCGGGAAGACTTCGGCTGGCTTAGCCTTTTTGCTTGGCTTCTTTACATCTGGCTCTTCATCTTTGTCGACGCGGTTTCCCTTTTCGTCAACGATGTTGTAAGACTTGTGTGCTGGAGCCTTGAGGCGAGCCTTTTCAATAACTCTTTTTTCGGTTTTGGTAGTGTTGCCACGAGCCATGTCAAGTTCAAAAGGAGTAGGGTCACCCTTGAACATACCAGCAATAAATTCAATGTCGCGGTCTAGAACATCGCCAACTCTTTGACCGTTGACATCTAGGTTTACACCTGCTTCTTTTAGGTCTTTCTCCTTGAGAAGAGCCTTAGCAACTGTAGCGACCTTACAAGGAACTTCGTAGATTCCAGCCCTGATGCCACGACTCTCGGTGACATAGACGCGCATATAGCCTTCGCGCTCGGCTGGACCAACATAGCGACCAACCATCTTGACAATTCTGCCATCGCTGTTTCTACCTGGGAAAGCAATACCGCCACCCATTTCCGCCCAGCGACCAAAACGGTCACGGCGTTGCATTGCCACACGAGCACGCCTCGCTGCTGCTGAGTTGCCACCAGAAGTCCAGCGACTACCAGCCGCCACAAGTCCCAGATTGTCATCATCTTCAAAGTAAATGCCGAAGGCGTAGGTCATTAAAAATTCTCCTGGGGCTGGCTATGAGAGGAGCGGATATTCTATAAAAAAGTATAGCAGCGCGTCTAATAACCTATTTAGTAGGTAGTTCTATTCTACAATAAATGGAGAGCGTGTATTTTGAAAAGGAACCTCTGGAACATCTCCGATGAACTCCGTGGCAATAAAATTGTCTTCAACAAATAGTCTGATAAAAACGGCATCTGTTTTATCTACTTTGACTACTTTGTCGTATTTAACGACTCGATAGTTAGAGCCAGAATCAAGATTCCAAAGCATAACTTCTAGAGAGTCAGCCTGAAAGCCCTCTTCTCTAAACTTTATTGGAACTGTCACTCCAGAGAGTTCCGAGAACTCGGCTTCACTGCCGTCATTAAATTTCATATCAAACATAGTTATGCTCCTAGTGCTTTTTTAGCCAATGCGTTGGCAACCAATAAGGTGCTAATTCCAAACGGAATTAGTCCCTCGGCAATAACGCTATCTTTAAATGTAATGAATCTAGGGGTTCCGTCTGGATTAAATCCAGAACGAATCTTTTTAGTTCCAAACACTCCGCTACCGACAAATAGCCCGCTGCCTAATCCACCTCCAAGTAGACCCTCCATAATGCTACTTGCAAGTTCTCCATTTAAGAACGGGTGGGCTCCAGTGGCAATACCAGTACCAACTGAGTGCCCATATTTACCGACATAAGGTGCTACAAAGTTTGGCGACCAAGCGCCCAACTCGTCAGTAAAGACGGCTCTTCTAACCTCTTGAGTGGTCCTCTCGCCTCTAGAGAATAAAGTTTCTCCAGAGTTTCCATTGACAAAAATGTGAGAAATTTTACCGTCTGCATCGACCATATTGGTCTCAGCGGAGTACCTAGTCCACTCAAGGCCACTCAGTTGATAAGGCAAAACTACTCCAGTGAACATATGCCACATTTCGTGAACTGCGGTGGCGATTGCCGTTTCTTTGGTGTCTCCAGAAATCCCTAGGTCAACTTTAACTGTAGACATATCATCCAATTTAGACATCCTGTCAGAACTACCACTGGCTGTGCGAGCCTCGTCTTTTATAAAAGTGGCACCTCTGCCCGAACTAGAACTTGTGAAATTTGATTTGTTGTCTATCATCCACTTTTTTATTGCAAGTGCTACAGGTTTAGGCATTCTGGCAAGAGCCTTATTTATAATTTCGGTGTAGCCCTGCCTTGTCTTTAACTCGCTAGGAAGAGCGCTAATTGCGGCGTAATCTTGCTCTGGAATTAGTCTCATTGTCGCCCCATCAATGTTTCCAACTCCACCCCATTTCAGGTCAGCATCAGATACCGTGACCCCGTGGTTGAATTCCAAACCAGCCTCGGACATAACTTCCATCGCAATCTTAGAAAAACGCTGAGAAAGTTCCTTTCTGCGCCTAACATAAGCGCGCCTCTCCTTAGTAACATCATCCTTGGCTCTTCTCAGGGCGCTATACATAGTATTTAGGTCTACAGTTCCCCGCGGGTAGTTCAGTTGACCAAGTATTGGCTGGACATCGTTATTAAACCCGTGCGTGTCTGTCAAATTAGAGAAGAAAGATTCTGTCTGCTGTTCGTCAGTGTCCCAGCCACCCAAAATAACCTGCGCCAGTGTTCTTTTTATCTTTTCTTTTTTCTTTACGGGGTCGTTTTTGTAGGCCGACTCGATGCTTTGAAGAACTATTGCCAATTTTTGCGTTAAATTATCGCTAGATTTTTGGTTCCCCCGCAAAGCACCTTTATTGGCTATTTCCCTTACAAGTTGTAAATTCTCAAATTTCCATTCTCCGTACCTAGGCGCGTTTGGGTCAGTGTATAGCCTCAGGAACTCGGCCAGTGTCTCGGCATCTTGGTCTATGTTCATAAAATTTTGCTGAGAAGTTAAAATTTGGTCAATAATAGTCTCTCTAAAATTAGAGATTCTTCTAGTGGCATCGTTGTGTTTAGTGGTTGACTCATTGAGGCTGGTCAAAGACCTCTCGGCGTTTCTCAGTTCAGATGAGCCCTCCGCCCTCAATTTTTCCATAATCTTTTGCGCTATAGGGTCACCCATATCGGACATCATTTTGTCTATTTCTTTCCAAGCATCTGTTGGCTCTAAAAATAGAAGTTGCTGAGTCATAAGTTCATCAGCGGTAAGTTGGGGCGAAGCACCACCAAGCGGAGAGACTATCTCTTCAGTGATGTTTCTAGCGCTAATAACATTTAGTGGGTGATTTGGGTCCAAGAATTCATCAAAATTAGCAGGAATTTGGCTAGCAATTTCTGCCGCGCGAGCGGGAGCAGCCTTTATTTGCTCGTCGCGCTCTTGATTTATTGCTTCTTGTCCGTCTTCTTCTGGAGCATCCCCTCTCTCTGCCTCTTCCCTAGCGCGTTGGGCGCGCTGTCTGCGCTCAATCTCTCGTTGAAGATTGGGATTGATTCTATTTTTATTGGCGTTCTGTGCCAAGTTGTTTGGCTCGTCTAGGTTCTTACCAGCCCTCATTGGTTCTATGAGTAAGGTCGAGTCCGACTGAGTCTCATTGTCAGAAATCTTTAGTGGCTCTATTTGTCTTAGTTCAATAACTTTAAAAGTCTTAGGTTCTGAAAGTTTCCATACAGAAGCAGAGCGACTTCTGTCATATTGATTGCGGTCATTGGTGAACTTTATGGTTTCCGTGTTGAACTGAGACAAGTCTGCGTCGCGGTCTGCCTTTAGTGCTGCGACTACCTTATCCAAAATCTCTTGCGGGACATCAAAATCTCTTGCGCCAACAATGGCTTGACCCTCTATAGGGTTGCCGTTTATGTCATTTCCAACAGTAAAACTTAGATAACTTCTATCCCAGAAAGGCATAGTCTTCTCTTCAGTACCAACTACCTCAAACTTTCCATTCACTACGGTTTCGTAGTCCATCGGGTAGGAAGAGGTCTTTGCGGCGATGGACACTCCATTTGCGCCTGGTTGAACCTTGATGATTACAGGAGTTCCAGCACTTCTAGTTCTATCCGTGGCATACCAACTGGCAACTCCAGCAGAGCGAGTGAAAGATGCTAGAGGCATATCTAGAGTTTGCCCAACCTCGACATTCAGTAGAGACGAATCACCTTGAGCATCATTTATGCCAAGACCTCTAAACAAAGCAGGTTGCGCTGGGCTATTAGCAATTGCGTTGACCATACCAGCAATGCTTTTTTCGTTAGGCGCTCCCCAACCGCGCTTGAGCAGGAAGTTTAGTGGCTTACCTCTGTCGAATAGAGTCTCTGGAACTGGTAAGCCAGTCAAGCGACAAGCAACCTGTCTCATATAGTCAATGTATTGCTGACCGTCAGGACCCCTTTCCCAAGCCCACCAAGTGTTGGCGGTCATACCGCCAGCGTTGCGTGGCGCGGGTGGGACTGGTTGCTGAGGGTCGAAAGACTCTAGTTCTCTGGTTCCAGTGGCTCTGCTGGCGGATTGAGCCTCTTCGCCAACTCCGACTGGGCTTGGCGTGCCCACACCATCTGCTCCTCTTCCGTCATCTGGGAGAAGTTCTCTGGCACTTTGATTAGGTTCAAGTTTCGTGGCTCTGACGAGCCCTTGCGTTCTGGCATCTATTTCTTCCTTTGTTTGTGGCTCGACTAATACATCTAGGTAGGTGGTGGTGATGTCTTCTCCCTCAGAGACATCCCATTTATTTCCTCCGTCAAATCTACCAGTTGACTTTCTAATCACGGTCATCTTGGTGTTTCGGCGTAGAACAACTTCTCCCTGACCGACATTAATAGCGTTAGTTCCCTTAGGAACTACAAGTCTTAGCACTACCCTCGCTTTACCCGCTCGCTCAGGTATGTCCCCTCGCTCATCCCTAGCACTCAAATACATCTGAGCGCCAGCCTCGTCAAAATCCATAGATTGGAACGCTCTGTCATGGAAAGAGTCACCAGCGTTCATCTCATCTACAACGCCTTGGTCTAGCCAGACTCCCCTAAAGAATACAAAGTCTTGCTTCAAGGCAGACTTGTTTACAAGACTGTCCATTTCTTTTGCTCTAGATGGAACATCATTGCCATCACGAAGAGACTTATTCATTCTTAGAGTTGCTGCGTCATCCCCAACATACTTATCTCTAATCTGAAGTGCTCTACCGTATAACCCCTCGCGACGACCACCAGGGTCAAATCCATCAGCCATCTCAAAGATTGCTCGGTAATAGTTTCCGTCAAGGTCTTTGTAAGCCTTATCTGCTTCAAGCCAGTCCATTGCTGCCTGATACATCTCTGGAGAGAGTCTTTCTTTTTCGCCAGGCTCTAATCCAGTAGGCCAGCCAGTGTCATCTCTTGTCCAGTCCAAACCACCAATGTTGCCATCGCGATTGACATTATTCAGTCTCTCATTGGCTTGATTCAAAGCGTCATATAAACGCTTTCTCTCTTCTGGAGTTACAGACTGCTTGAGCCTGTCACGCGCAGCAAACACCTCTCTGCGTTGACGCTCTTTCTCTGGGTAAAAACTCTCGCCCTCGGTTACGCCATACCAAGCAATTTCTTTACGCTCTTCTGCTTTATCGAACGCATCATTGAAGTCTTTGACATACTCGCTGACATCTAGGAAAAGCATTTCCCTCTGCTCGATGACATTTCCGTTGTCATCTTTGACATCTACAAAGTCTGTCCAAGTTCCTAGGTAGAAACCTTTTTGAGTAAGTTTGTCAGCATTTTTAGCAGCAAAATCGCGTAGCAATTTAGCGGTATCTTCGGCGTTGTCTAGGACCTCAACAGGGTAGACCTCTTCTCGCTTGTCCAGAGTCCCAGTCGAGTTTGGGATGTCTGGGGCGTGGGCAACTATGTAGCCATCAATTGGAGCGTTTCCGTCAATAAAGTCAATTGTGTTTCCACCCCATTGGCGAGTGTTCTCGATTACTTCTTGGAAGAAAGCGTCTGTCTGCTCTGGTTTGTCTGGGACTTCGCTATCACGCTCGATATCCTCGATGTCTTGGTAGTAGCCAATTACTTCTCTAGTACCATCTCCGCCAATTCGCTCAAGCCTGAATAGGCTTTCTAAATTGCCATCAAAATCTTTAGCGCCGTCATATGGATTGATGAGGCTTTGGTCGCCCTGACTAATTTGCTCAATTTCTCTCGTGTATTGACGAGTTCTAGTCGTGTTGTCTTTTGGAGCCATAGAGATTGCTTCGTAGCGACCAGTTGGGTCACGCAAAATGAAATCGCTCTTGTTTTTGTCTTCGACCTGAGTCCAGCCCTCAGGGACTGTCCTAGCCTTTTCTGCGTCAAAGGTTGCTCCCTCTGGATTGAGTTTGTCGTGCTTAGCAATCAGTGCTTGAGCATCTGCCCAACTCTGAGTCATAGCAATTGGACTGTCGGTTACAGTGCCGTCAGCAGAACCTCTAGAGATGTGATAAACGGGCATATTTGGGTCTATGCTCTTGTCTACATTGGCACCACGGACTCTGGTGATACTTTCGCTTGTAGGGGCGTCTGAGGCGTTCTGGTAGCGATTTACGACCCAGCCGTCAGCGGAGCGGAAAATGTCGATGCCATTATTGCTAGAGAACTTAGTCCAACCAGTCGGAGCGTCTTTCTTTACAAGAGTCGCTGGGTCTACAAGTAGAGTTCTGTCTACCTTGGTAGGTCTTGCCTCTGGCAAGTCTAAGTAGTTGTCAGGCAAGATTGCCTTGACTGCCTCTACCTTAGACGCAGGGATACTGTAGATGCCCGTGCCAAGAGTGGGGTGATTGAATATTTCTAGGTCGAACGAATCTGAGTTCGCATCGTAGCCACAGAATCTGAATAGAGTGGAGACTCCATCAAAAGTGCCGAGCCATACTCTGGCTCCTCCACCCATCCAAGCGAATCTGCCTTTTCTGTCTCGACGCTGTGCCCTAGCACGCGCCGAACGCGCTAAAAAAGAGTTCCCCCCGCCATAGGGGTCAGCAGAGGCAGTCAAGCCTAAGATGACATCCCGTGGGACCTCGGTAGCAGAAGTTGCTTCCAACTTTGCTATTACATATTCGCGCTCAAGGCTGTTTACTGGTGCTTTAAAAGCAGAAGCAACAAGCGGGCGGAAATCTTCGGCAATTCTAGGGTCTGCCGACATCCACTCCGCGCGAACCGCAACTACATCTTCTTGGCTGAAGTTGTGTTGCTTGGTTGATAGGGGGTGTCCTACTGGAAGTAGGTCTGCGTGAACTCCAGCAATCTTTGGCTTAGCGCCAGTAGTTGCCATATTCACGAAGTCAGAAATCTCTCTAATAGCGGTGAACGCTCTTTGAGACGGATTACTTAGGTTGAAAATAGTTCTATTGAGGCTACGCTCAAGAACTTCCATCATCTCGTATCTACCAACCTGACGAGCAGGAAGAGTAGAAGCATTAGCCGAAGCAACAATTGCTATGGCGTCTTCGACAACGCTTGTCTTTTCAGATTTTTTATAGATAGACGGCAACGCTGGCGCGTCATAGTTGTCGATAATGCTATTTACGGTCTCCTCTGGCTCCAGAGGGGGCAAATCGCTATGCTCATCCATCACTACACCTCGATTCTATTTACAGCGGTGGCGTTAGCACCGATAGTTGCTCCCAGTTGCCAAATCCACTTAGCGTGTAGGTCGATTCGACCCGCTAGGAAATCGGCAATTCCTTGTTCATTACAGTCGTTAGCGATGTCGAACGCTTCGGTTAGGCACTCTTTCAAGTGGACATTGATTTCGTAGAGGTTGCCAGACATATCAATAGGCTCGCCATTTACAACAGGGTTGGTTTGAACGCAGGTGAGTGATACAAAGTCTTCTAGAGTGAAAGGCGAGTCATACCCCAACTTGCGGATGTTCTCCGCTAGAGGGTCGACGGCACTATCGGCATCTTCGTATAGGTCTTGGAAGAAGTCGTGGAACTGGATAAACTCTGGACCTTTGACATTCCAGTGATATCCCTGAGCCAATAGTTTGTATGAAACGGTGTCGGCTAGGCACACTGCCAACTTCTGGGCTAGTTCGTTATGCATTATTTACTTTCCTCTGGTTGCGTTGGTTCTGCCAAGTCAGGTGGGGTTGCGTCGCCAGGAGTAATCGGCGGTGGTCCGCTCTCGGCTGGGGCTTCAGTAGGCTCTGCTAGTCCAGGTGGCGCTTCTGCTGGTGCTTCGGCTGGAGCCTCGCCCCCTGCTGGAGCCTCACCCTGAAGCATTTGGTCTAGACCTGGAACTGGCGGAGTCGGTTGGGCTGCTTGTGCTGCTCCACGAATCTTTGCCATAACATCTGGGGCAACAACACCAAGCATTGCTTCTGTGAGTTCAGGAGTAATCATTCCCTTTTCAATCAACATACGCAATGTGATTTCAGTCGGGCTTGGGGCTTCTGCTTCAGAGAATCCGTGAGTGCGACGCCAAGTCTCGTAAGACACAGCCATCTTGTCGAATCCCATATCAGCATCTGCTGCGCGGTCATTACGGGTAGCAACCTGCGATGGGTCATACCAAACAACAACTCGGTTTACTTCTGCCTCACTAAATCCGTTAGCAAGTAGGTATGGGCGTAGGTAGACGACGGTGAGTGCGTCGGCAATCAAAAGCATAAGAGGCTCAATGTGAGCCTTGTATAGCGACTCGTCAATCTGAAGAGCGTTTGAGTACTTCACATTTGCTAGACCTGAAACGATGTCCTTAGGAACATCGAGACCTTGCATAATGCGCTCAAGAACGCGGTCAGCGCGGGCTGCTAGCATTGGGTCGAACGAACGCTCGAACTTGAACTGCTTGATTTTGTCGCCGAGTTCTGCTGGACCTCTAATGATTAGAGGAACAACGGCGCTTGCCGAGTCCTCGTCTTTGATGGGGGTAGTCATAGCATCCATCAACTGGTCTTCAAACTCGTCTTCCAACTCCTCTGGAGTAGGTGCGTTGTAAATACCGTCTTCGTCTGAGTATGGGAAGTCTGGGTCTGGGTTAGCAGCGACTGACAGACCATCTGGCAAGTAGAGAGCACCTGCGTTGAGGCGTGAGCGAGCGGTAGCACGGAATGTGCGGTTTAGTAGGAGTAGTTCCGAGCAGAGGTCCAAAATGCCTCTCATCGACGAGTCAGCCTCTTCTGAGAAGCGTGGGTGCGACTTCCAGATACGACCAATGAAAGCGCCCTTAGGTAGAACATAGACGCCCTTTTGAGCACCACCACCTGCGGTCTTCAGTTCGCGTCTAGGCATAATGACGACATTGCCACGACTGTCTACGGTTACTTCATCGACAGAGCGGACATCCCACGATTCTGGAGTGCCGTCTGATGGGCGTTGAGGGATTTGGCTTAGGTAGCACTCGCCTGTTACCTGTAGGTTTAGCGCTGCGTCGCGAAGAAGTCCAGCCTGACCACCGTAAGCGGAGTCTAGGCGCTGGATAGCACGCTCGGCTGCTGAAACTAGACGCTGGTCGTAAGACTCGACATTGCGAATAGGGCTTGGAGAATCGGCTGGGTTAGAAACTACAGCAGGATAAAGACGAATACGAGAAACAACAGAAGCAACAAGGTTGAAGGCATACTTTACTTCTCCAATTGCGTCATAGTATTCCCACGCCTCTTGTTGCCAAGCAGAAGACGCTGCGGCACGGCGGTTCTTGAAAGCCTCGGCTTCACCTCGGTCACCAATCTTCAACTGAGCAGCCGCAGCAGTCAACGCACGAGGTGCGTCATAAGACACAGGGGTAGCAGCGTTAGGGACAGGCGGTCTCAGAAAAGCAGAGTTGGCTGGTAGCCCATTCGACACAGGAGCAGACGCCCGAATACCCTGCGATACAGGTTTCGGTGTTGCTGGTTGTTCACGCCTAAAAACGCCCAAGTTATTCTCCTACTGCTAGTCGTCTAGACGCTTGGAAATCAGACCAGCAACCGCAGACAACGCAAATGGTAGCGCAACGACTACAGTTGCTATAGGAACTATTGTATAGCAAATCGCAATGCCCGATGCTACCCAAATGCTGAAGCACCAGTTACAGGTGATTAGGTATCCCAGCCAAGTGTGTGGCGGGAACTTTTTCCAAATACCATTTCGTAGCCACTCAAAAATGTTGTCAGTTGTGAACAACCTAGTGACACGAAAGGTCGCAAGTGACAATATAATAAAACCTAGCGGGTCAATGAAATTCAAAATGTGTCCTTTACTGAGTGAAGTGTGCGATAAGGGTTCCAACTCTTGAGCCTAGACCCACAACCACAATTACTGTCTTTAGAAAACGCAAGTATCTTTCCGCTGACGGTCTTAGCGTGTGCGTCTAGTTGTGGCTTATCTGCCTTGATGTATTCCTCTAGACGCTCTTGGAAAATAATCTGAGGTCCACTAGGTGCGTCTTGAGCAACCCAAATGGTCAGACCTTGCTCGTCTTCGACCAACACAACGCGAGTAATGTCGCGATAGAAAACTCCGTCTGGATTTCCTTTAGACCGAATAGATGTAAAGTCTTCCGAATAGTCCGCAGGAGCAACGCTCAGGTGGCAGGGAAAAACATCGTGAACTATTCGCATTTCTATTTTCCTAATCTGCGAGCGATTGCTCTACTTGTAACGCCCGCTGCTTGAGCAATCTCGGCAATCTTTACATTCTTATTGTATAGGTCTTGGACTATCTCGTTCATCTCTTCGTTGGCTGAACCATTTAGGGATGTCGACGCCATACCACTTCTATAATAGCGGGCTAGCGGGGCTAAGTAGCGTAGACGCTCTTGGGTGTGTAAAGGAATACCCGGAGATTTAGGTTTCTTGGGCTGATATCCCTTAGGTGGTTTTGGCATAGGGGCGTCGACGAACCCACCCCAAGGAGATGGGACTGGTCTTGTGGTTGCGTATTTGGAATTGCCTTGAACTGTCCAGTACTGAACCGTTGAGCGATTGGCTGTGGGAGTGAACGCATTGCCTATTGCTTGAAGAGTCCAGCCAGCATCGAAGAGTTGCTTGGCGCGGTAGTAGCGTTGCTTCTTACCGACGGTCCTAAGAAAATTAGCCTCGTCGTCGGACAAGGGAACTTCACGAGCGTATTCTCTGTTCTCCATAATGTATTGATTTTAGCATCTGTACTAGAGGCGATTTTTTAGAAAAATCCGGGACCCCCCTTATGCGATAAATACTTATTACTGACGGAGAATTTCGATACATTATCGTTTTTTGGCTTTGGTGGCTGAGTTGGAAACCCTTCTTTTTTGACCCTCGCGAAATCGTTTCCTAAAAAAATGCCGAAAAAATGCCGATTTTTTTGCCGTCTAGGCGGCTTTTTTGGACTTATTTAGGACTTCTTATGAGAGAAAGAGACTTATCATATACTTATTTGACTTGTATGTCAATGTTTTGATACTTGCCAGGCACATATCTAGCCTAGATGAGCCGCCTAGATGACTTATCTACTAGCCGCCTAGAGGCGGCTCCAGGCACAGGTTGTAGGTTTTTCCACTCTAGTAGTGCTCTGATGGGCAATTTGGGGGAAAA